ACGAATGGATGAAAACCTGTGATGGTATAACCTTGTGTTGCTGATACATTATCATACTCTTCAGTCTCAATAATAGGATACCAATCTGTGAGTTGTTGGTTACAAGTGCCTTCAATTGTGATGTATCCATTATACTCTTCTAACTTAGTTTGTATAGTAAGTATAGGATTGTCCTGCGTATTGATAGTTGAACTATAATAAATGTTAGCATTTGGTAAAGGACTATTTGCGTTTACGTTAGGATTCAGATTAGGGAAGGGCTGTCCTGTAGGTATAGTAACTGCTTGGCTAGGAACAAAACTAGGTAATACGCTATTCAACACATTCATGTCGCCCCTTGCTCCTGCAGCAGGGTCTACGAATACTGGAAAGTTAAATTGTCCATCTGGAATTTCTAGACTATAATGTGCTAATTGGGCTGGTATATCTTCAATTTCTGCTGCATTAAGATATAAGTATGCAAGACCAGTTAGTGGAAGTTCTAGTGTCAACGCCTTGTTGATAAGAACCTCAGTACCGTCATTATTGATAAGTCTAAATGTGATTTCTTTACCAGTAATATCCACTGGTTTTTGTTCCTGATTAAGGAACTTAAACTGTATCTTGTTATCTACACCCTTATGTAGATTAAGTGTTTTAGCGTAGTTTGGCATATAGGCCCTCGGACTGTTTCCAGATAATAAAACAACTATCTGTCTTTGTACATACAAGAAAACTGCTGTTGAATATCCTACGTTTGTAACTGTCACAGATGTTGCTCCTCATAGTATTTATTTGTATAAAATTAAAATATTTTTTAGGCTACCCGAATATAAATAAATTTTAATGATCGCTAATGATTTTCTAAAAAAATTGAGTGAAAACCACCCCTTTATCACCATAGTTTCCTTCGCAAATCAGGATTATGTGGGAATTATTCAGAACAGGGATGAGCAATGCACTTCACTATATGATTACGGTTCAATAGTAAGCCAGTCAACTAAAGAACTTTTTTTAAAGTTAGGGGATATTTGGTGGTGGGAAAGTAATCGCCAGATACCCATAAACATCTTTCTTAAAGAAGATTGGGATCCTTTTAGACCATATTTAAAAACTTTTAGCAATAAGAACCTTACTATAGTACATGGTCCTATAGTGTGCTTGGCAGAACTTAATAAAAAGCGAACAAAGCGTAAAAGTATTACGCTCGTAAAACGCCTATCTTGATTTCTTACGGCGCTTTTGTTTAGCGAAATCTAAAGATACGGGACCTACTCTAGTATCAAAACACACCCCATCTAAATGATCAAGTTCATGTTGATAGACTCTAGCAATCAGTCCATCAAATACTGTCTCTACAACATTACCTTTTGTATCTTGATAATGTGCTTGTATCTGTTTGTATCTGTTTACATGCAACCATAAATTAGGAAAACTTAAACACCCTTCTAGATCACGGTAAAATTCTCCACCTGATATAAGCGTTGGGTTTACACAAACGATAAGTTTGTCTGAATTACCCATTATAAACAATCTTTTGAGTATACCGTTATTCTCAAACATGATCTTTGTCATATCTTTGACTAGTTCTGTAGGGTCGCCGTCAACAGCAAAGTCCCATGGTTCAGCAACACGGCGTAGTAGTTCATCATCCTCTTTTAATAAATTAATTTCCATTTTCCTCTAATAAATTTATATGCACTACTACAAGATGCGCGTAGGCAACTGCGTGTGACTTTTTAAAAGTGTAAACACCTTCTTCTTTTTCCCAGATAGTCTTTGTTACTTCAGACCAAGGAAGACCTATCAAATGTTTTTTACCTGGACGAATCGCAGCCAAAAACATAGCAAGTCTTGGTATTGTATTTACAGGTTCAGGCATTTTTTGTAAACTGTTATAGTGATTACCTAAATGTATCAATTGTTCAACAAATTTTGAATCATTCAATAGTGACCAATTCGGTTCGCGCATTAGTTCTACTAAATGATTTTCATCACGTATCTGATTGTAAACATGCACATTAAGTATATCTAGTTTCATATAACCGCGTTCTTCTGCTTGTTCATAATCAATAGCAGAAAGTTTATTGACGCTATCATATGGTATATCGGTTACATAGATGCCAGTATTATGTCTTTTAACTTCGTTTTTCCTTATACTTGCAGGCGTATGGTCAATGAGCGATAATAGTTTATCTCTATCACCTAAATCAATATCAATATCGCTGTTAAATTTCATTGCCATGATAATAAAAATAATATTTCTTTTTCTTCGTCTAATATTTCAACTAAACATTTTGGAGGGTTTCCAACTATTCTAAGTATCCAACTTTCTTTATCTTTACTACGCCACTCAATAAACTGCCCTACGCTACTCATATTATATCTTTTTCCGTCATCGTAGTAATTTTCTTGTACATTGTCAAAGAGCCATTGTAACATTTCTTTGTGTTTTGAATAGGGCAAAGTATGCCTGCGAGATTTTTTCATCGTGAAAGTCCTAACTTTCTGTATGCCTCTTGTACAACTATAGCCTGACGTTCTGCATCCTCTACCGCTTTGTGCGTAGTGACATGTCCACCATCTTTTAATTTAACACCTGCAATCTCAAACAATGTGCGTGTATCACGCACTGTATAGAATGGCCAAGGTATTGGATTAGGTCTATCAGTTAATGTTTGACGCATAGCAGTCTCACAAGCAACAACGTCAAACGGCGCACCATGACTCCATACTGCCCTACGATTCCAACCAATACTATATAATTTTTCCATGCAGTCACGTAATGTCATGCGATCATTATCGCTCATGGCTTCTTCTAATGCTTCAGGAGTTTGTTCGCTCCACCAGCGTATAGTATCATCATTGATAATACGATTATATTGTTCAGTCTGATCTTCTACGGTGGGCTTTAGTGTCCAGCGTTCAGCAACACCTTCACCATATGGATCAAATCTCACGATGCCAATAGTAAGGATAACACAATAAGGACTTGTGTCCAGTGTTTCCAAATCTATCATTAAATCATTTGCCATACTTAAGAATATACACTAAAAACTTCTTCTCGTCAACTACCTTATAATCATCACTTAACATACCTTCAATATTTTCAAGTGGTCTAAACCCATATTTGTTTTCTAACCATTTCATATATTCTCTATGGTCTCTACTATTCGTTTCACTCTTAAACTCTAATTTGAGGTCTTTAAGATTTTGCCAATACTTCCAGCGTGCCTTACGCTTCTCAATATCAGCATCATCGTCATCGTAATCTTGGAAATCTTTAGGAACTTTTACCATTACTTTTCCATATATTATCAATTTTTGAAACGTCATCAAGTATGGTGCGATCAAGGTAATTTAATAACAATGCCGGTCTTGGTTTATCAGTATTATTGGGCATACTGCTGTGTAGCACCCTGCAGTTGTATAAAAGTAAACTACCTCTAGGCATGTCAGGTTGCTTACAATTATCAATGAACCAGCGATCATAAGTTCCAGTATAGCAATTCATGATCTCAAAATCCCGCTTTTGACTAAATGGAACTAAGCCTGTAGCAGCATTCTCTTTTGTTACATCATCAAGTGAAATTATACATTGTATGCCTAATAATCTTTTATCAAAATTCCACTTTTCAAATCTATGAGGGGTATCAACATGAGGACTTAACCACTGACTCCTAGCATTAATAGTAACATTGTCGCTTGCATAGAACTGAAGGGTTGGAAAGTTATTGTAGATTACAGGATCAACTAGTTTCTTAATTTTTTGAAATTCAGGAAAAGTCTCAACTGTCTGGCTCCACCATACGCTTATGTCATCTAATTTTTCTATTTCTTCACGTTCAGCGTATACTTTCTTGCTACTACTTGCACGAACAGGGTGTAATTGACCAAGTATTTTTTTGTAATCTGCTATCAGAACTGAAGGTATAAAACCAGATAATATCTCATATCCTTGTCCTTGCCCTAATGTATTTTTTAAATTTTTCATCAATAACCGCCTGCGCTTAATAATTCTTTTACTTCTGCTATCACATTTTTATGTTTCTTAAACTTGATAGCCCATTGTTCTGGATTGATGTATTCTAATATCATTTTTTGTTGTGTGCTATCTAATGTTTCCATAAACTTCAATCCGCTTTCACTTTGATATAGCATCCAAGGGCTGATTTTTCCTTTAGTTATCTCAAAGCAAATCTTATTTACATTTCCATAACGTAATACATCTTTTGTTTGTATTTTATGTGTCTCTGCTAATTGTACGCAAGTTTCTATGCTGCGGGCGATAGCATCTAAAGGATCCTCAGTTTTTAAATAATCTATTAAAAATTTTGTGTATACACTATCACGATTCCAAGTATCTATACTTATTTGATTTTTAAGTAACCAGTCTATGTATCTAGGAATATTCAACACTTGTACTTCTAGACAATAATTACCAAACTTTACGAATGCTCCATAATAAGCACTAGACATAAATTCAGCATAATCTTTTTTCTTTTTGTTACTATGCTTACCATAAAATTGTATCCAAGAATTAAACCCTATACGGTTTGCAGGTAAATCTTTTTCATGCCATCTGCGCTTAGGTACGCACATGTGTTTTGCTATAGTAGTTTCTCGTAAAAACTCTTTAGCACAAAAATCACATTTGAACTTAGTTTCCTGAATCACGTATGTGTTGCTCTAACTCTTCTGTAGTGATGATTGAGGCTAATATTTTTAGATCAGAGATTTTAGTTGTAGGATATATTGAACTTAAAAAATTAATGAGGTCGTTATCATCCAACTTGTTAGGTTTTAAAAATTGATGAAACTGTTTCCCATTACCTAGACCGCTAGCACATAGCATCAACCATTGTAGTTTAGGATGCTTATTTACAAACTCGCTAAACAAATGTGTATTAGCAAATTCGTTTGTACTCAAAACATGGTATTGTTGTAATGCAGTATTGCCCTTGATAGAACTCATCCATCGTACCATCATATAGGGGCTAAACTTTCTTTGTTGTTCTTCAGTAAGACTATCATAGTAACCATAGTCCTTACGATCAATGGCGGCTAAGGCTTCAAACAAGTCAAAGTCTTGCTTCTCAAACTTCTCGTCAGTTGGTATCTTTGCTTTCGCCATATAATTCTACTACAGCAGTATCGCCCCAAATCTGTGCATAGTCAAGTGCTTCTTGTTCCGTTTCAAACAGTTTAGGTTGCATCTGAAACTTACTATCACCCTCAGTCACCCATAAGAAGTCACCATCAGGCCAGTAAACTTTTACACCATACTTCATCAAAATACCTGATTGTAGTCAACAATCTCACAGTTGCGGCTTATCTCTTTGACGAAATAAACACAGCGTGGTTTAGGACCATCATCTATCGGTACACATAAGAACTGTCCATTACGTAGTCTAGGAGCATACCAAGTTACATCGTGATAGATATCTGCAATCTCTATAGGTACGAATGTAGGACTGAAGGAACTTAATGGATTAAATTCAAACGCACTGAATCCACGATCATTGAGGCTGCTTAGTGGCAATGTTTCAAGATCACCATGTTCCTTTTCGCCTATCAACACTTGCCAATCTAACGGCATCTTGATATTGCGATTAGCGATTGTCAATACAAGTGCCGGAGTGTTAAAACTTTCTAAAAAGATAAGAGGTATATAATGATAATCTACGCTTTGAGGATTGCTATTATCTAATATAGCAAAACGCAAGTCATCAATCTCATCAGGTAATGTTTCTAAGTTATAATATTTGTTGTCTAAAGTTAATATACGCATGTTGTTATTTTACGACATTTTTTATTAGTAGTCAAGTTTTTCAATTGTAAATGGGTACTTTGCTTCCTTGTAATATGCTTTACGTTGTGTCAAATGACGTTTGGCAAATCTACAATCGCTAGTGATATCCCAGAT